ACGCATCGCGCGCCTCTTCCGCACCAAGGCGCACATATATTTCCGGCAAGTTCCCGTTCGGAACGGCATCGTAAACTGCAGTACCGATAATCCCTGCAAGCGCCGCATCCCCGCTCAGCGCGTCATAAACCGCAGCCTGCAAAGGCCCTGACATCGCAAAACTCATACGACGACCTCCTCTTCGGCAAAGCAGGTCAAATAGCGCCCGTCCGGATCACGCTCCGCCACCGCCTGAATGGTGAACACCCGTGCCCCGTCCCGAAATCTCTGTTCCGCCATGGGGCGCGCCGGCGTCCCAAAAGGTGCCCCGCGCACCACGATCTTATAGCCAACCCGACTGACAGGAGCGCCCCCATGGGCGGTCTCTCGACCCGTGCGCGCCGTGATTTCTGCCCAAAGCGTTCCCAAAGCAACCCAGCCCTCGACATAGCCGCCAGAGCCGTCACTCACCCGCTCAGGTGCCTCAAGGACCAGCGCGTGGCTCAATACAGGCAAGCTCATCGCTGCGCTCCCGCACCCAGCCGCATCAATCTGAACCGTTCGATCAGACTACTCACACCAAAAGGCATGCAGCCATCGCTCAGACCCGTATCATTTCGGTACTCGTAATAATGTGCCGCCAGCATCATCACCGCCTGCCGCAAATCGGACGGCAAGCCATCCCAATTCACACCAAATCCAGCTTCGAATGTGACCTCGACCGATCCGCCTTGCGGCACGTTCGGCAAGGACGCACCCTTGGTCCGCAACCGGGGGGCCTGGCCATCTCTTTCCAACCAATAGCTCCCCGCGCTCACAGTTGAACGCACACCGTCCCGCGCCACCTGCTCAACCAGCACGACCTCCAATACCGGCGCCACTGGCAACACATACGCTTCGCAATTGCGCCACTCTGACACATTCACCGAAAACGTACGGCGCAGCAGCACTTTGCCTGTCCGCCCCTCAATTGCCGCAATGGCCGCACGCAGAAAGGACGTCAAAACCGCGTCCTGCGCATCTTCCTGACCAAATCCACTGCCCAAGCGTAGATGAGCCTTGAAATCCTCAACCGGCAGGTCGGCGTCAGGAATGGATGTCTTTTCGATCAACATCATGCAAATCTCCAATATTCGGCCCCTCTAGAGGCCAGAAAGAAACCGGACGCGCGGCCACCCGCCCTGCTCGGTCAGAGGGGAGCAGCTAGGCAAGACAGGCATCATCGGTCGCGCGCCCAGACCGGGGTCAAGTCACCCCGGCCCCAGCATTCGTGGCGGCTTAGGCCACCCCGAATTTCAGCAATTTGATCGCTGCAAAGTCACTCACGTCCCCGCCCACGCGCTTGGTCGCATAGAAGAGCACATGCGGCTTGGCGCTGAAGGGATCGCGAAGGATGCGCAGATCCGGACGCTCAGCGACGGTATAGCCCGCACGGAAGTCACCAAACGCAATGGAGAAACTGTCGGTCGCCGCATCCGGCATATCCTCGGCCACCAATACCGGATAGCCCATCAGCATCGCAGGCTCACCTGAAGCCAAACCGTCAGACCACAGGAAACGTCCGTCAGCATCCGTCAGCTTGCGCACCATACCCGCGACCTTGGAATTCATCACAAAGGCACCGTTCGCGCGGTACTGTGCCCCCAGCGCATAAACCAGATCAACAATCGCCGGGGCGGTCACCTCGCCACTTACCTCTGAAGCGACGTAACCGATGTTGCCCCAGGCCCAGACATCATTGTCCACGGCCGCGTGCGTAAGGAAGCCCTTCGGCTTATCGATGCCGTCACCGTTGATAAAGGCCGATGCCTCGGCGCGCGCAAACTTGTCCGCGATCCGGCCCGCCAGCCAACCCTCGATATCGAACGCTGAATCGTCCAACAGCCGCTGAGACGCTTTGGGCAACGCAGACAATTCATGCAGCCCAATCGAGATACGATCGATCTGCGGCGTGTCTGTCTCCGCCTGCGGACCCGCTTCTGTTGCCCAGCCAGCCCCCACATCCGTATGATCAACCAGCACATCAAACGAGGTCGCCTCGACCTGCACGACACTCGCAATCGCACGGATCGACGCCGTTGCGTTCAAAACCGATTGAACAGTTTCGCTGGTCTGCGGATCAACCAGATACCCACCATCCGAATTCACCGCTGTGGACAGCGATTTGCCCTCCAGCTCCAGCCCGCGCAAACCGTCGTCATCGCCATTGCGCAGGTAGGCGTTAAACGCCTTCTGATGCGGCGCGCCCGCGTCCTGAGCGCCCCCCAAAGGTGTCCGCACAGGCTTTGTCATCTTCCGATCCAACATGCTCACTCGCTCTTCCGTTTGTTGAAGTTTTCTCTCAATTTCAGCCTGAAAGCCCTTGAAGTCAGTGACAAATCCCGTCACCGCTGCGCGCACCTCTTCGGCCGGGGAATCATCCCCAATTGTCGTCTTGCTCATCCGTCACTCCCGAATTTGCCTCTACTCCGGCGCAGGCCCCCGCTCCGCCATCTCAGCACGCGCCTTTTCAAAGGTCGCCGCCATGTCACGCAGGATATTGCCAAGGGGCACGAAATCGCCCTTTGCGGCCACCCGCGCACTGGGCAGCATGGGGAATGTCACCAACGACACCTCCCAAAGCTCCAGTTCCGACAAGAGCCGCTGGCCCTTGGTATTCTTGCTGGCCTTTATGGTGCGGTAACCAATTGACAGTCCGTCAATCGCCCCCGCCGCGACGAGTGCGGCCGCCTCTCGCCCCTTTTCGACTGAATTCAGAATGCGCCCTTTGACGAACAGCCCCTTGCCGTCTTCCCTGACATCATCCCAAACGCCAATCGGCTGGGTCGGATCATGCTGCCACAGCATCTTGATCGTCCGGCCCGCCTTTGCCACCGCCTTGAGCGAAGCACCGTAAGCGCCCGGTTCAACCACATCACCACCCTGATCGACGGCGCCGAACAGACTTGCATAACCGCTGATCTCGACGCCACCCTCAACTTCGGCAACGTCCTCAAGCGTGATGAACTTGCGCTCCAACACCGGCAGCCCATTTGGCACAGCTTCTCCGTTCTCCGGCTCAAAGCCGAAGCTGCTTACGTCATATCCCATGACCAACTCCTTGAATTTCAAAAGCTCAGGGTGTGACCACCAGAAAGCTCTGTATTGCCTGCGCAAGGATCACCGCGACCACTCCGTAGACGGTCAGCCACAAGCGTCTCTCCATCCGCTCCATCATTTCTTCCAGCCGGTCCATCCGCTGCAGCATGTTCTGATGGTGAATTTCGCTGACCCGCTCATGCGCTTCCAACCTCAACCCCGGTGCGCAATCGAACCGCTCATATCCCGGCGCATCACTCATCTTCCGCCACCATCGGCAAACCCAAAAGGCTCCGTTTCTCTGCCTGTGTCAGAAAATCAGCCTGCGCGACACGCGTCCACTGCGCGTCCCTCTCCGCAGCCAGCGCAGGCACCTGATCCAGGTCTGGCTTCACCTCCACGACCTCGCCGGTAAAGCCAGCCAGCCATGACGCCAGTGCCGCTGTCACCCGCGTCGCCAAGGGTAACACCGTCAACCGATAGAACGCCCTGTGTGCCTCCTGATAATTCGCATAGGTGGCATCGCCCTGAATGCCCAACAACATCGGCGGCACCCCGTATGCCAACGCAATCTCGCGCGCGGCGGCCTCCTTGGTCTTCTGAAACTCCATGTCAGACGGAGAGAACCCCATCGGCTTCCAGTCCAACCCACCTTCCAACAACATCGGCCTTCCCGCGTTGCGCGCACCTTGATGATGGCTTTCCATCTCATTGACCAGCCGGTCATACTGATCTGTACTCAGCGCACCCTGACCCTCTGCCCCTTTGTACACAATCGCCCCAGACGGCCGTGCGGCGTTGTCCAACAGCGCCTTAGACCACCGCGACGCGGCATTGTGCACATCCAGCGCCATCGCCGCCGCCTGCATGGGCGCAAACCCATAATGATCGTCTTGCGGGTGAAAGCTCTTGATATGGCAGATCGGCGTCACACCTTCACCTACGTTGAAACGGTGCTTGCGCCCCCCCACGGCATACTCATAAGCCACCGGCCACCCATCGCCCCCGGGAACAACGGACATCCGATCCGACCGCAGCACATGCAGTTCGCTTGGCATCTCCCCACCAACGGCCTCAACATAGCCATTGCCGCTCAACAAAAGCTGAGCATAAAGCGCCTCCAGCAACTCCGCCTTGCCCTGCCCCCCGTTTGGACGTGCCAGCAAAGACACGACCGGATGCGCATCGTACCGGCGCTCCGCATCCTGCACGACCAACGGCAGCGCCGCAGCCGCCTCTGCAATCAGCTTCACAGACCGGAACCCAACGGGGTTTGCGCAAAAACCTGTCTTTGTCAGGCTCACAGCGTCTCGCGGGCTCCATGCCACGCGCCCATTTGTCTGGAACGCCACAACAGGCCCGGTCGCGGACGCTTTCTGCTCCGGCACCGATGCCGCCGCCGTCCCGCGTCGCAGAAAATCAATCATATGCCCCAGCTCCTTATGCCCGTTTGCCCCACTCCGGGCTCGCCTCAATTGGCTCGTTGAAATCAATTTGCCTCAAAGTGTTTAATTCCACGCGACCCCACCGCCCGCAGGGCCGCGCAACACCTCAAAGCGAACGGACTGAGGGCGCACGCCACTTCGCTGCTGGCTCAATCATCAGATCATGCAAGGCCCAGACCAGCGCATCGACCCGATCCGGCGATCCACCGCCCTCGTATCCGCGCTGCGTCATCCGACACATCTGATCTTCCAACTGATCCAGCCCGCGCACGTGTGCGACGCGACCCTGCTCGTACAAGGCCGCGACAGGTTCCGCCCTTGCCGCTTTTCCGCGCGACGCATGCACAGATTTCAAAGGCACCAGCGGATCAATTCCCCGCAGGACCTCTCCTACCATCGCGCCCCCCTGATTGACCTCGGCCACCAGCCGATCTGCGCCGTGCTGTTCCATCGCCGCTATCGCCGCCTTGGCCCACCCGGACGGTGTCGCCCCCTGCACCGTACAATCTGCCAGCACCACAGCGCGCCAATTCTGAACCGGTCCCTGCGTGACTGCCCCAACAACCACGATCCCGCATTCGTCCGCCCCGGCCCCGGCACTTGCCGCAGGGTCCAGCCCCACAACGATCCGGTCAAAGCAAGGCAGAACGTCAACACGCCCCGCCTCCAGCATATCCGATGTCCACAAAGCGCCTTCAGCATCAGCCAACAAAACACCATCCAACTCCTGTCGCCCCAGCCGCGTCCCCTCATACCGCGCTTTCACTTCCGCCATGAAGGACGTC